GTAAGAGGTGAGTAGTGCCAAACAAATATGACCCGCCATGGACTTGGAGATATGATGCCAAGTGTCGGGGAGAAGATACAGAGATGTTCTTCCCACCCAGAGACAAACATCTATACAAGCCCATAGCGGATAAGGCTAAGGCAATCTGTTGGGGCAAGGATGGTAGACCTCCTTGTCCGGTAAGAAAAGAATGCCTTAAAGAAGCACTCGTAAACGAGGAGCTTCATGGGATTTTTGGTGGACTATCACACCGAGAACGTAATGCGGTAGAACGCAAGATGCGTAAACAAGGTGTCACTCTTGATGAGTGGCTAGAGCTGGAGGGCAAATATGGCGGGAAAGCCGACGACAATTCCGAGCAAGGATCTAAAGGCGTTTCTAAATAGTAACAAGCGCGAGAGCAGGTTGCTTGGTGCCCTAGAGCGTCACGTACTTGCACAGCCGTTTGATGAGCGAGATCAGTCTTATATCCATCCCTCAGATATTATCAAGCAAGAGTGGTGCGCCCTTGCTCAGTATCATGCCATCAAGGGAAACTACATTGAGACTCGTGACAAGACAACCCTGCGCCTAGCATCTATCTTTGCTGAAGGCCACACCATCCACGCCAAGTGGCAGAACTGGTTTAGAGAGATGGGCGTACTTTACGGTATGTGGCACGGTCCCACAGGTAAAGGTTGGGACCTGTCGTCTAACAATGTAGACATTGAAGATGAGTACCTAGAGGTTCCCTTACGTAGCGACAAGTATATGATGCGTGGGCATGCCGATGGATGGATCAAAGGCCTAGGAGATGATTGCCTCATTGAGATTAAGTCTATTGGTACAGGCACTATCCGCATGGAGATGCCTGCCCTAATGGCTCAATACAATAATGATATTGATGTGGTGTGGAAGAACATCCGCACCCCTCTTCGCTCCCACCAGTTGCAGGGTCAGGTTTACCTACACCTTTGCCATCTGATGGTGGAAGAGGGTTTGCTTGAGACTGCTCCAGAGGAGATTGTATTTCTTTATGAGCTTAAAGCTAACCAAGAATATAAAGAGTTCGTAGTAAAATACAATCCAGACTACACAGCTGAGATCTTTGATAAAGCTAGAGATGTAGCCTGGGCTGTAGAGAACAACAGGGAGCCTGTATGTAACCAGGATCCTGTTAAGGGGTGCAAGCGTTGCGCTCCATTTAGGGGGGAAAACAAGTGAGCATCAGCACTAAAGTAGTAGAGGCTCTCAATGAACTTGGGTTTGCTTTAACACCAAAGCCAGAGTACGAGATCCCATCACTTCCCAGAGATATAACTGAGCTGGATGACGAAGCCCTTATGGACTTATTCGTTCAGTACACTCAGTGGAACGACCACCTAGCCGGAGCTTTTGCTATAGCTGTGGTTAATGAACGTGAGGCCGATAGCGCTCTAAAGAATGCCGAAGCTGTAGCGTTGCTTAGTAACTGGACCGGAGCTAAAGGAGACAGAGTAACCTTAGTAAAGGCTCAGATTCAAGCGTCGGAGGCTATCCAGGATCTAATCTATGATTACGATACTAAGTACGCTTTCCGTAAGCTAATTGAAACTAGAACTCAAAACATTGAGAGGGATGCCAACGTGGTATCTCGTGAACTTACCCGCCGTACATCGGATGGCGGATTACGATCAAGACAGAGGAGGTATACAACATGACAGGTTGCTATGAATGCGACGGAGAAGGTTGGGTTGACGAAGGAAATCTAGTTATCTGCGATGCCTGTGATGGTTATGGAGATGATTGGGACGAGGCAGATGATGATTATCTGTCAGAAGAAGAGGAAGACTACCTAGCGGAATATATCCAAAAGATTCTTAACCATAGGGGTTTTGTAACACTCTTTACTTTAGACTTTGAAAATAAAACTTCATATAGAAACATCTACTTCCAGTGGCGTAGTCGTAAGTGGTTGCTTCTAAAACTTCCAACAAATAAGAGGTTTTTTCTATGAGCACAGAAGGTAAGTGGGAACAATTATCTTTGTTTAGCGATGAGGAGTTAGGCATTGAGCCTCAGACTCTTCCTATGGCAAACAAAAAATGTTGCGAGGAGTGTACCTGTGAGCAATCCAGCCAAGGCTAAGGGCAGCGGTGCAGAGCGTGCTGTAGTGGCGTGGCTCAAGCAATGGTTTCCCTACGCAGACCGTAGGCTAGCTGGGGCTACCCTTGATAAAGGGGATGTCTCAGGTATCCCAGGAGTAACCATCGAGATCAAGAACCATGCAACCATGAAGTTATCTGAGTGGGTCAAGGAGCTTGAGACTGAGATGAAGAACGACGGGGCCTGGACTGGAGTGGTTATCCATAAGAAAAAGGGAACCACAGATGTGGGCCAGTGGTACGCCACAATGCCTGCTTCAGTCTGGGTTGACCTCCTGGGTAGGGGACTAAAGAATTAGGGGCTTATAGACGTACTGACGGCCGTTTAAAGGGTATTGTAGGACCAGGTGGGCGACCTAAAAATCGAACCTAAAGGACTACAAATCGTGACTGAATCAACAGAAGAAAAGTTCCTACGCGTAGGCGCAGGATCTAATGCACAATCAGTGGGCTCAGCTATTGCCCACGCCCTATATGAAAAGCCTGAAGTACGCCTACGGGCAGTAGGCGCCTCAGCAGTAAACCAGGCGGTTAAAGCAATTGCCATCGCAAGTGGCTACGTGGCACCAAGAGGTATGAACCTGAGCTGTCGTCCAGGATTTACTACGGTAGATTCACGGGATGGACAGATTAGCGCGATTGTCTTTACAATCACCGCAAATTAATATAAGATTTGAGATGAGATCTCACCTCTAACAGTTAGGTACCAACATGGCAAAGTCAGATATCGATGTTGCAGTAGCAGCGGGTAACACTCAGGGACGTCAAGTCGAAGGTCCTGGAGTTTCATTTACCAACGCTTCTGGAGCAGCATCAGCAAACACAAAGCTCGAGCCTCGCAATGATGTGCAGGCTGGAGACCCAACAGCTGCAGGAACTCGCGTAGCACGTCCAAACCGTCCTATGTCCGCAGCTGAGCGCAATGGTGCAGCACATACCATTGTGACTTCAATTGTAAAGCAGAACGAACCATCAGCAGGAGCAACACTAGCAAACGCTAGGGTTATTCCAGCAGCTACAAAGCGTAGCTTCTCAGGTGGAATTGATTCTTCTTACTAATCTGTGGTAATATATTTAATAGGGGTCTTTATAGGCCCCTATTAAGTAAAGGGGGGGGGGCACTATGAGTTTAGACTCTTTGTATCAAAAAGCAAAAGTAGAAAATCCAAATGTAGCTGGCAAATGTTCGGTAGGTGCCTGGGCTACTAATCTTAATGAGGCTGATTCTAAAGCCTTTGAAGAATCCTTAAATGATGATGACTTCTCTACTCGAAGTCTTCACACGCTTTACAAATCTGCAGGAGCACCATTCGGACTAACAACGCTCAAAGAGCACAGAAACGGAAACTGTTCATGTCGCTAGAAGACGCATACAACTCAGCCAAAGCAGACGGAGCGTTAAGTTCCATTGACAAACTACTCAAGGCTAACGGACTTACCCCAGATGATGTGGGTAAGATCAGCAAGGTCAGCCTGTCAACTAACCCAGATGATACTAAGATCATTCTGTCTCCTAAGTGGAGTGAGGGTCCTAAGTGGCAACCTGTACAGGCTGCAGACCCAGTAATCATTAATCCAAAACCAACCCCGACCCCTGCCCTGATCAGCAGTGGCTGGAAGGTTGCTGTCGCCCTGCCCGATCCACAGATCGGCTACCGTAAGAACGAGGACGGAACTCTAGATCCGTTCCATGATGAGGATGCTATGGATGTGGCGCTTCAGATTGTAGGGCTAGACCACGGTCATCCACTAGACCAAATTATTAACTTGGGCGACTTCCTAGATCTCCCTATGTTTGGAACATATGAACAGGAGTCTAACTTTGCTCATACTGCTCAGCTCGCTATTAATAGGGGCCATCGTTTTCTTGCTGAACAAAGGGCGAACGGTGGGGCAGATGCCCGCATCATTCTTCTTGAGGGAAATCACGATAAGCGTCTCAATCGCTTTATTAACACTAATGCTGCTGCGGCATATGGTCTAAAAGTAGCCAACATGCCAGATTCTTGGCCAGTTTTAAGCCTACAGAATCTACTACGTTGTGATGAATTAGGGGTGGAGTTTATCGATGGTTACCCAGCTGGAGCACATTGGATTAATAAGCGCCTACGTGCTGTTCACGGTGATCGTGCTAATGCATCTGGCTCAACGGCTGCACAATATGCGAATTCGAATCCAAATATCTCTACGTTATTTGGTCATACTCATCGCATGGAACAGCAATCCAAGACTGTATTTGATCGTGACCAGGCCATTAAAAGTGTCTCTTTTAGCCCGGGATGCCTCTGCAGGGTTGACGGTGCAGTCCCTTCCGTTAAGGGCGGTGTTGATGTCAAAGGCCAAGCTCTACAGTATTTTGAAAATTGGCAACAAGGAGTAAGTGTTATCTTCTTTAAAGATGGGGACGATGACAGCTTCCACTTCGACCAAGTTCATATACATAAAGGTAAGACTATGTACCGCGGTCAGGAGATTGTAAGTACGCTTAAGTAACTGCGTTTAGCAGTACGAATAGGTCGGTGTAATGCATAATATGTGCATACGCCGACCTATTTTATTGGAGAGATGTGAGCCAAAACACTATTAATATTTTGCAAGGTATCTCTGCAGCGATTGCTATTATCGCAGCCGTAGGCGTTATTTTGCGCTGGGTAGTTAAGCACTATCTTTCAGAATTGAAGCCAAACCATGGGTCTTCTCTTAACGATAAGATTAACCTGGAGATCATCCCTCTTCTTAAAGAGCTTAGGTCTCATCAGGAAAAGATTGCTTTAAAAGTAGCTAAGCTAGAGGGTCGCTTCGAACAACACGTAGACGACGTAGAGGAGCAATAATGGTTTATACACCGCGTCCAGGAGACTATGGTGTAGTTAAAACCAACGGCTTTATTGGCAGGCTCATCAGATTAACCACAACAAGTAGGTGGAATCACGCCGTAATCTACATTGGCGATGGAGCACTTGTTGAGGCTAGACCTACTGGGGTTACTTTTGGCAAAGTAGACGAGTACCCTGTAATAGCCTGGAATCAACATGAGTACAGCCTTACTGATGAACAACGCAAGATCATCGTAGATTACGCTGTAGATCAAATTGGTAAGCCATACGGCTATTTAGATATCTTTGTAATCTTCCTACGTGCTTTTGGCCTAAAACTACCTCCAACTAAGCTATGGATATCCCTAGCTAGGAGACAAGGTTTTATCTGCTCAGAGCTTGTATCTGAAGCATATGAGCATGCAAACTATTCACTAAGTAAAAAGCCCGATGCCCTTGTGACACCAGGTGATCTAGCAGAGAGGTTAATCTACCAGTGACAGACGCACATAAGCAAGCAATGAATCTTCACCTTGCTGTCTCTATCCCTGCCCATGAGCCTCGTGAGACAGATCCGCACTACCACTTGTTCAATCAGGCTAAGGCTAGGATTAAAAAGCAAGGCCTATGGAAGTGCATAATTGATGATGACCTATGCTCTGGAGGACCTGAGCTACATCACAGCCACATAGAATTTAGCCAGATCAACAATATGGATCCTGCTAAAGTTGAAAAAGCATTCGGACTACATTTTGAAAATGATGAAGACTTCCAGGAGTGGATTGAGTCCCCAGGAAATCTAGAGGTTCTCTGTGAGGCCCATCACCGTACACGCTTTGGCATACATGAGATCCCAGCCCCATTGTGGGAAACATTTAGATATCGCAAGACAGGTACAGATCCTGCAGCGGAGGTGACACATGAGTAGCGGTTTAGATATTGTAAACATTGCACAGACCCAAATTGGGTTTATTGAGGGCCCTAACAATGATAATCCATACGGCAAGTGGTACGGCATTCCAAATGAAAGTTACTGCGCCATGGGAGTTAGTTGGGTATTTGCCCAAGCTGGTCTCTCAGCTCTTGTTGCTGCCCAGACTGAAAAGGGTTTTGCATACTGCCCTGCAGGCTTGACATGGTTTCAAAAAAAGGGCCGTGTTGTAGGAAAGTATGAAGGGCAGCCAGGAGATCTAGTATTTTATTCCTGGTCCGGTAATGGTGTTGCAGACCACGTAGAGATTATTGAGGCTGCATCTCGTGACGGCATTACTTGTATTGGATTTAATACCGGACCAGACAAATCAACTGGTAATCCTGCTAATGGTGATGGCGTATTTAGGGTTCATCGTCCCTACCTTTATGTCTTGGCTATCGTTCGCCCTGAGTATCCTGGTGCAGTTAAGCCAGCCTCTAGTAAAG